CAGCATCAGTAAACTTCTTTAGTTCTATTTGTGCAGAGTCTAGGGGCTCGTACCATGTCATAGCACTGTCATCACTGTCACCTAATATCCAATTGTAGCTGCTGACAACCGGATAAAAATCATTAGCATCCATGCTGTTGCTAGAATTAGTAGCATGAAATCCGTTTTCATATTCTATGCCTTCTACTCTACTAGGGCTACTGTTTGGTGCTACATCTATATGTGCGCCTGCGTGTTGGTACCCAGGTGCTCGCCAAAAGATAAGTGCGCCTGTAACTTCTAAGTACGGGCAGCGTTTCTGTACGTAATCTATCCAACTCTGTTTGAATATTTCGTCCTTGCCAAAAGTCCAAATACCACCGTGTCCTTCTATAAACACATCAGCTCTATCTGTATTGTCAAAGCAATGTTTCTTAATATCTATACTAAGAGCATCTTTTGTGTCAATGTCTAAGCGCACCCAATTCTTCATATAATAATATCCTTAAAATGTTCAAGATGTTGTTGCCAAGATATAATACCGTTGAAGCGTAAACTCAAACAAGTGCGTCTAGCACTACCCATTGTTATGTTATGTAAATGTCCTGTGTTGACTAAGGTAGGCTGTGAACCTATTACTAAACTATCTAGCAGTTCTAGTCCTTCCATAGGCCAACTTAGGTCTATATCTATTTCACTACGTTTTTGCAGTATTGGCTCGCCGTCAACAGGGTCAGCATAAAAGCAGTGTTCTGCATCATCGTCCTGATTGATCATCCAATTGACTGCACCTTCTTGTATTACAGCACCATCTAGGTATGTGTCTTTGTGAGCTTGTGCATGTTGGTAATAGGGCTGTCGCATAAACATTTGTGCTGTCGCACATACAGCGCCATAGGTGTGCTCCATGTATTGCACCCATTCTTTTTTAAATATTTCGTGTGGAGGTATACTCCAAATGCCGCCCGCTTCAGGAACCCAGAAGCTATTATATTTTTTACTTGATTCGCTCAGTAAATAGTCTTCAACGTCAATGCTAACAGCATTTGAAATATCAAGATCTAATCTATGCCATAGTTTCACGGTCTATCCATTCAACTGTATCAATATCCCAACAATCTGCCCAAGGCACATTGTATGTTGCGCCATCTCTTGTGTCTTTTAATTGTACTAATTCTTGCTCAGTATCTCTAATCTGTATTAGACCTAAGCCTTCATATGTACCGGGCATTCCAGGATGTTTTTCTCCTACTGCAAGTCTAGCACTAACAGCATTGCCTTCGTTATCTACAAAGGTGCTAACTTTGAACTTACAAGCATAACTCTTACCTGTTTCAATATCGTCTAATGTCATGTTTTCTCCTATAATATTAGTTATCAGAGTAGTGAGATCAGATAAATATTTTTGTTAATCAACAGGAGATTTCCCATGAGTACACTTAAAAATATATGTCTTAACCTTGAGTTAGGGCAAACTATCCTAGTCGGCAAAAACAAAGAACCAGCAGAAATAACAAAGATAGAATTTCACGAGAAAAGTGGGGAAGTCAGTCTCAATACAACCAAGGGCCCTAGAAAGGCTCTAACCTTTAGCTTATCGGAAGAACAGCAGGAATATCTAAATCCTGCTGACCGTTTTCGGTAGAGCTAAATACTTGTATGCGAGTAAGAGAAATAATCACAAGAACATCCGAAGCCAAGCCTGACAAGGACTATTGTCAGAATACACCTACCTTTAAGATGAGCAATTCATGGAAAAGTAGTTGCAAGAGTCAAGGACACATTGCTCGCACAACAGTAGACTCAAGAGCCAAAGGTAAAAGTCATAAGATTGGCACCAAACGTGTTCACGTGAAGGGTAAGAAGATTAAGGGCAAGAAATATGGCGGCCCACTACCTGATTGGAGTTAAGAATGCAACAAGGTGACCTGTTAGTAGCTCATCCTATCTATGCTCATCCCCTAGAGGAAGAAGCTGTTATACTGCTCACCGAAGTGAATCCTAAAACTATTACAGGGTTACGTTTAAATCTTGTAGACGAAAGACCAATAGAAGAAATGGTCATGCCACAATTCATTGACTTTTTCCCTTCCAAGCATGTCTTCCTTGGCGGTCCACATAATCCTGGTGCATTAACTATGTTGCATAGCGGAACTTGGTATAGCCAGAACACAATGGTTATTGATAATAATTGGAGTATAAGTTCAGATGAACTTATGCTTGAGAAATTAGGTATGGGCAACACAGCTGAGTACTTTAAACTTTGCTTAGGGTGGAGCACGTTCTCAACAAGAGCAATATCTAATCAATTGTTAAGTAAAGAATCACAGTGGCTATTGCATCAAGCTCCTAGTTATCAAATAATAACATCCCATTATGAAGCTATGTGGTCAAGTGCAATTACTGAACTGTCTAGAAAGACTGTATCTCACTTTTTTTAATATAAATAGTTATACAAAGGAGAAGGCATATGTCTAGACTATTACTAGCGTGTGCTGTTAGCATCTCACTTCTTGCTAGTACAGCATTCGCACAAGAACAAGAACAAAGTAAAAGATTTATAACAACACAGGCATGTGATCCTGTGTTGAAGATGGGCGATGTTGTGATGAACAAATATGGTGAGCAACCATTGTTTCAAGGTGAAGGACTACAGTTTGCAGCGCCAACAGGACAACCATACAAAAGTTCGATGATGTTCTTTGTTAATCAAGACTCGGGCACATGGAGCCTTGTTAGCTTATATGAAGACGGTACAGCCTGTATGGTAGCAAACGGTAGAAAATTTGAACCATACTCGGGTCCAATTGGCAAAAAGACACCAGGCTGATGTGGGTACTAGTTTATATTGTGTTACAACCGTTTGTTGTTGGTGATGTTAATAGCTTAGAGCCATATGCAATTAATCCTATGGGTCCAAGAGTTACGTTTGATTCTATGACAGAGTGCTTCGAAGCAAGAGAAAGACTTAGTGATGAAGTTGGATTAGGTAACGGATACTATGGACCTAACAAGCAAGCCATCTGCATAGCTACTGATTCTAAACAGTTATAAATATTATAATAACATAGGATATCTATAACGTGGCAGACACTCTTGTACTTAATGCAGACGGACAACCAGTATCATTACTACCTCCCAGTACTATTCAATGGAAAGAAGCAATTACATACATGTGGCTAGACAAAGTCAATGTGCTTGAATGGTATGATGATTGGGTCGTCAGTAGTGCAAGATGGGAAACTAGAGTACCAGCAATCATTATGCTAAAGCAAATGTATCGACGGCGAAGCACACCTCGCTTTTCTAAATACAACTGCCACCTAAGAGACAAATTTGTCTGCCAATATTGCTCAAACACCTTTTCCAAACAAGATTTAACATTAGATCACGTAATACCAATTAGCCTTGGTGGTAAAACATCTTGGGATAACATTGTGAGTGCTTGTAATCCGTGCAACAGCACAAAGGGTAGCAAACTAATCAAACCAAAGACTGCACCTTACCAGCCATCTTATTACGAGCTTGCAAACAATCGCAAAATGATAGGATTTGAAAACAAGCACCCTAGTTGGGAGACATTCTTAAAATAAAGATTTATATCTTTCTAACGACTATTACTCCGTAACGATTCATTGATACTTCTTCACAGTCTATTCTTTCAATTACAGTTTTAACTAGTTCAATCATGACAGGACTGTTACCACAAACTATTGTGAGCGGTAACATCTTTTGATTCATTAGTATAAAGTTTTCTACCTTGTAGTCAACTTCGTAGTGTCTAATACCGTGTAAGTCTAGTTTCATTTACTTTAGCCAAGCAATTTTCTCACCAGTACGTACTCTACGCTCTTGCTCTTCAACACTGCCAGGATAGCGCCAAGCCCAAATAGCAACCATTGCCATAAAGCCTCCGCTCCATACTACAGCTTTGATATTACCTGTACTAAACCACAAAAACGCAAGAGAACTACTCATTACTAGTACCATTGCGTATTTGCCCCATGTAGGGAATACTTTCTTTTGTACCCAATTAGTTAGGAACGGACCAAAGTATTTGTGATTGTATAACCAATCGTGCATTTTTTTGTTGCTCTTAGCAAAGCAATACGCTGCAAATACTAAGAAGATTGAAAACGGAATGCCTGGCACGACTACGCCAATGTAGGCCATTCCAAGTGATAAGAAACCAAGTCCCATCCATATATATTTTTTAACCATTAATTACCTCTGTTAATGCTTTAATTAAATCCTCAATCATACCATCAGTATGATACGGCGTGGGAGCAAAGCGGAGTCTCTCAGTACCTTCGGCTACTGTAGGATAATTGATAGGTTGCACATATATCCCATAGTCATTAATAAGCGAGTCACTTACTTCTTTACATAGTAAAGCATCACGAATAAGCAACGGCACAATGTGAGTAGTTGAACACCCCATTGGTTCTAATCCCGCTTTGATCATCCTGTGTTTAAGTTTACGAGCACGTTCTTGATGCTGTTCTCGTAAATCATTATGATCTCGCAAGTATTTGACACTTGCAAGAGAACCAGCACAAGTCACAGGACTCATACTGGTTGTAAAAATAAAGCCTGAAGCTACAGAACGGATTGCATCTATGATGTCAGCATCCGCTGCTATGTACCCGCCCTGCACTCCAAAAGCTTTTCCTAGCGTACCGTTTACGATATCTACATTATCCTGCAGGTTTAGTTTCTGTAAGTAGCCTGCTCCCTGTTCTCCGTATAATCCTACGGCATGAACCTCATCAATGTACGTCATCGCCCCATACTGGTCTGCTAGATTGCAAATATCGAGAATAGGCGACACATCTCCATCCATGCTATACACAGATTCGAACACAATACAAGGTGTCCCTGAAACATTTTTTAGCTTATCCTCTAGGTCGTTCATATCATTGTGCTGCCAAATAACTTTGTCAGCACCACTGTGTTTTACTCCTTGTATTATTGAGGCGTGATTTTTACTATCACTTAAGAACACAATGTCGGGAATGATTTGCTTGAGAGCGACCAAACTCCATTCATTTGCAACATACGCACTAGAAAAGAGGAGCGCACCACTTTTACTATGTAAATCAGCAAGCTCGTGTTCTAGTGCTACATGATAGTGTGAAGTGCCGCCTATGTTTCTAGTGCCTCCACTGCCAGCACCAGTTTGATCTAATGCAGTATGCATTGCATCTATTACTATTTGGTTCTGGCCCATTCCGAGGTAATCATTTGAGCACCAGTTTACAATCTCTTTAATTGCATACTTTCCGTACCAAATAGCTTTAGGAAACTTTCCGCGCTCTCTGAGAATATCATTGAATACACGGTACTTGCCTTCCTGTTTGAGCTGTTCAAGTTTTTGTTGGAATGGTTTTTTATCTATCATGTGCATATTTAACTAAATATTGTATAGGAGTTTACAGATGCGAGCAACAGATATAGTTAGACAAGTACTAGACTTGCTAGATCAAGTAGAAGGCCAACATGACATAGAGCCTAAAGCAATTGTCCCTGACTGTTATCAGGAACCTGATGATAGATTTAAAAGCATCTTAGCCATGTTAGATAAAAAAAGCTTTGGCCCTCTTGCTAATAGCCCAAACGAAGTAATTGCTCCCGTTAGTGCAGTAACTTCTGATATCAAAGGCAATCCCCAAGATGTTAGAATGACAGATCCGAGTAGGTAAATACAGTATGAGAATAGATGAAATCACAATAAACATTCCAATCACAATCGACCTAGACGGTGACAAGCCTCGTGTAAACGTAGCAGGCAAAGATGCCAAAGATGATGAGTTGTTAGATCAAAACCCAGTTATGATTTCACCTCAACAGCAAGAGTTAGAGCTTAAAAAAGCAGAACAAGGCAAAGACAGCCCTGTAATTGATAAAATGCTTGACGATGATGACGAAGGCGCTGAAGAAGCTACAGATCAAGAAAATAATATAGAAAACATCAAAGCATTAGCCGGCTTAACCAAATAAATACATTAGTATTGTAGGAGGGCATCTGGTTGGGACAAGTCCGTAAAATCAAAGCTGGTCTAGTAAAAGTTCAAGTTACAGACTTTGTAGGCGAAGACGGCAACGTATTTTTTGATATAGAAGATGGCGTAATGCGTCTATCAGATGGCGCTACTCCAGGCGGAATTCCACTAAGTTCTGGCGGTGGAGAAGGCGGCGGCGCTAGTACATTCAGACAGCTACTAGACACTCCGAGCAGCTTTGCTAACAAAGGCGGCACCTTCCTTAAAATAAATCCACAAGCAAGCGCAATTGAACTTGTTGATGTACCGTTGTTTGATGGTGCATATAGTTCACTAACTGGCGCACCTAGTTTATTTGATGGTGCTTATAGTTCACTAACAGGAGTACCTAGTTTATTTGACGGAGCATACAGCTCACTAACTGGCGCACCTACATTGTTCAGTGGAACATATGCCGATCTTTCAAATAAGCCAACCATACCTGCAGACGTAAGCGATCTTACAGACACAGGCGGACTACTAGGAGGCGGAGGAGGAGGCGGAGGCACATCAAACTATAACGATCTCACTAACCTTCCAGACTTAACAGTATACCAACTGGCAGCATCTGCTTTCAGCGGAGACTATGATGACCTAAATAATAAGCCAGCATTGTTTAGTGGTAGCTATACTGATCTAAGTGACAAGCCAGTATTGTTCAGCGGTAGCTATACTGATCTAAGTGACAAGCCTACATTGTTCAGTGGAGCATATGCAGACTTAACTGGTAAGCCTACTACACTATCTGGGTATGGAATTACGGACGCAGCTACATCAGCACAGGGCGCACTAGCAGATAGCGCATTACAAAGTTTTACAGTTACAGAAGGTATGGTAACAGCTCACCAAGCCGCTCTAAGCATAACTGAAAGTCAAATAAGCGATCTGCAAAGTTATTTGACAGCAGTATCTGAAGCACAAGTAACTGCTCATCAATCAGCTTTAAGTATAACTGAAAGCCAAATTAGTGACTTTGGCACATATCTTACAACAGTAGCATTTAGTGACCTAACTACTAAGCCTACAACGCTATCAGGATACGGAATAACAGATGCGGCAACAGCTGCACAAGGTGCATTAGCTGATACAGCATTACAAAGCTATACAGTGACGCAGGCAGATGTAACTACACATCAAGCTGCATTATCTATAACAGAAAGTCAAATTAGTAACTTTGGAACTTATCTTACTTCGGTAGCTTATGGTGATCTAACAACAACTCCTACATCCGTAGCAGGATATGGCATTACAGATGTATATACTAAAACAGAAACAGATAGTGCAGTATCAACAGCAGTATCAAATATAATAGGAGATGCTCCTGCCGTACTAGATACGCTAAGTGAACTAGCAGATGCCATAGGTGATGATGCAGACTTTTTAACTACGTTAAATGGAAACATTGCACTCAAAGCAAACACAGCTGATCTAGCAACAGTAGCAACGTCAGGAAGTTATAATGATCTAGCAGATCAACCTGATGTATCAGACCTAACAGACAATCAAGGTAAACTTGCGGCGGCCGCTGGCGTCACTGAAGATGTTGTGTTTATGTACAGCATAATGTTTTAACCTATGAAACAATTCGATTGGAACTCTAGTGTAGATTATGTAGATCAAAATACTAGATACATGGATATACTAAATCAACATCCTAGGCAAATACAATTTTTTGAAAATTGGACTGAATATGTTATAAGGTCAGTAAAACACTACTGCTCCAATTACATTATACCTAATGGAAAAATAATATATGCAGGCGTTTGGAAGGGCGAAATATATAGAGTATTTCAAACTTTATATGAAGATAGAGTTATGGGTTTTGATATAGAAAAATATTCAAATGATACAGATGTAATTTATGGAGACTTTAGAAAAATTAGTAAAAGATATCAACAACCATGTGCAATATTTTTTAATGGTCTCGGACATTGGGCTAGAAATAAAAAAAGTAAACAAGCAGGATTAAAATTTGCTGTTGATAATTTAGTAGAAGGCGGATTATATTTTGATAATTATCACGGCACGCCTTTCAAAACACTACATCCACAATTAAAATATATAGACACCTACCGTGACAAACATACTAATACTAATTCAGTAGGAATTATCCTTTTTAAAAAGATTAACCCCGAGCTAGTTTCCTAACCCGGGGCTGCTAAGTGCTTCTCTTTGTGTTACAGCTATGCTGCATTTATTAGTGTAGCTTCTTATGTATATTTATTTACCTGGTTTGCCGTTTACAAACTGATAAAACTTTTCAGCCGCTTCTAATACAGCATCTGCACCAGGTACTTCTGGAAGTGAAACAGTTGTTACTACTTCATCGCCTTCCTTAGCAACAGTTGTTTCAAACTGTCCTAGTTTTGCATGATAGTCATTCCAGATATTGTTTTGTGCCATTTCTAGCACTTTGGTACGAATCTCATAACCATTTTTATTTGTTGTGATTTTTGGCATTGCCGCTTTGAACATTTCAGCAACTTCCTGAGTTTGCTTAAAGATGGCTTCACCGTATTTTGTATCTACTGACATAATATTTCTCCTTGTGTGTATGTGTGTAGTGTTATTAATATAACGTATTATTTAGTACTTGTCAACCTCTACATTGCCGTATGTAGCAATATAATGATTAACATCTCTATGTCCTGCTTCGTCATCTCTAACAGCTAGAATTACATCACGCAACCTAGCATCGTCTGCTAAGTTCCAATACGTAATTGCAATTCTAGGTGCAGGAACATTCTCAATGCGCCCTTCGTCGAGCTCATTAAGATATTCTGTGTATGAATACACAGCTTCTTCTTCAAAGTAACCTACTATTCTGTGTGCAGTAGATGGCGATATAAGAAATACTATAAAGTATACATGCCAGAATATAACTTGTGCAACCAGTATGAGCAGTCTTTCAAACCAATTAGGCTTTGCAATTTCAATGAACGTCATCAAATGCATACGTTCATTTTCTGCTTCTGCTAGTAGGGTACGGATTAGTGGCCCATATCCAGGGCGTAGTTTACGCAAACTTTTTAGATGCGTCCACATGCCACCTACCATTCCTGGTACAGCGGCTACTGTTTCTAGTACTACAGCTCTATGTCCATAGCGTTTACGAAAGAACGTATCAGCAAACCATCGCATACCTTTAGTAAAGCCGTATGCAAAATAGTCAGACATATAGGTAGGTTTGTAGTGGACCAGCGTCATATTACTACGCAGTCATTTGCGCAATAGATATAAACATAATGCTGAATACAGTTATAGCAAGCGCCGCTTCCATAATCTGATCGCAAAATTGTCCATCGCAATTCTTAATTGCATTTTTTAACCTATTCATTTTTAACTCCTATGATGTTTTATACATGTTATGTTTGAACTCAGAAATTCTTTGAGCTTCTTTGTACAAACCTTTTGTACGCAATTCTCTAATTGCCATACAATAACTTCTATATTCCATTGCTCTAATAAAACGTTTCCACATTAGCGTTTGTCTAACATTAAACGTTTTGCTTCTGCGTGAAAGCCTTGACGACTTAATTCAGCGGCAGCTCTTGCTCTGCCTGCTGACTCGCCAAATGCTATGAAGCCAATCCAAATTGCAATTATAGTTTTGCCAATTGCTTTGAGAGGATTAATTTTAATAGTTGTATCACCTACAGCTTCCATTACACCCACCCCTTGAGGTTTGTGTTAGCATCTGTGTGGACTTGGATACCTCTTTTCATAGAAGTATCACCATTAGCAACAGCACGGATATCACCACGTGAAATTCCGATGTCATTCAGTTCATAGTCTGATAGTGCTGAAAGGTCTTTTACTGCTTGACGCACAGATCTTCTGTGTGCCATGTTAGCGTTTATTTTTTTGATCCAGTTCGCTACTCCTGAAAGGCTATAACCAGCCGCTATTGTCAACGTAGTCATTGCTACATTCTCCTTTGTATATATGTGTGTGTGATTTTAGGAATCAACCAACCCTGGAACTTCCCCAGCTGTGCAGTCTGTTGTATGGCGTAAGACACGCCCTAGTCTTTCCCAGTGCCATTCATTTTTTCTGAGCTGAAGCCGCTCTTTGTTACGTTTGTATATAATAGCATCTTACAGGGTGTATGTCAACCATTACTTATCGTAACGCTTTTATTTATCATGCACAAGCCACATACTTGAGCGTTTTGGTATGTATTTTATGCATACACGATATGTGTGTAGTTAATATCACAACTGTAATCTGTATGTAATCATTATCTAATTAAATATTGACAGTACAACAAACCTGTAGTACTATAAACATGAAGGCAACGTCGAGCCTTCTTGACTATGTGAGCGATGTGGTAAAGACATCAAGCAGAGGAGAAAACAATGGACGCACTCACCTTATGGAGCCTGACCGGGTTTCTATTTGCCGCTTATGCGGTTATCGCAAATGATTCAGTACAAACTCTCGGTACATGGATGGCATCAAACAATGAGAGATTCAACTATAAAACTCTATGGGCGGCGGCATCCGCTGTACTGTTAGCCACACTATGGTATGGTTGGACAGTTAACGGAGGCGACATATCATATGGTAGGTTGAATAAAATACCGTGGCAAGAAGTGCAATGGTATCACGCAGCAGCGCCTGCTATCTTAGTTGCACTTACACGCTTAGGTGTACCAGTGTCAACTAGTTTCCTAGTATTAAGTGTATTTGCAAGTACATTTGTACTAGAGAAAATGCTTATGAAATCAATCATGGGCTATGGTGTAGCGGCAGGCTTTGCATACATGGTATGGTTTGCTATTACAAAGTATGCAAACACTTGGTTTGATGAAACACAGCCTGTAAGTGAAAGTAACAAGAAGTTTTGGCGTGTAGCACAATGGGTAGCAACTGGCGGCTTGTGGTGGACATGGCTTAGTCATGACATGGCAAACATAGCTGTATTCCTACCACGTGTAATTCCTGTGGACCTAATGTTCTTAATTAGTTTTGTTTTTGTAGCAGGCATGTTCTTTATGTTTAGAGAGCGTGGAGGCAAGATACAACAGATTGTATTGGAAAAGCACAACACAAGATATGTACGTAGTGCTACACTGATTGACTTGTTCTATTGGTTGTGCTTGTACTTCTTTAAAGAACTAAACGACATACCTATGAGCACCACTTGGGTGTTCGTTGGTTTACTTGCAGGACGTGAACTAGCAATGGCCACATACTATGGTAAACAAAAGACCAAGAGTGTGTTTCCGTTAGTAGCAAAAGACTTTGGTAAGATGATGGTAGGGTTGGGTGCAAGTGTTGCACTAGTTCTTGCTATACATTACATAATTTTACCAAACGGAATGTAACAAACAAGGAAGGTTGTGTTCGACGGCACAACCTTTTCTCTTGACTTTTAACCTAACGAATGTATAATTAAGTATATGAGAATAACAATCGCAGGCAACGGCTTTGTGGGCAGAGCGCACAACGAGCTACTAAAACAACGACACGAGATTACTATCAGTGACCCCGCATTTATAGAATATACACAGGGTATTCCAAGTGACACAGAAGCTGTCATTATTTGTGTAGCAACTCCCCAAGGATCAAACGGCGAATGTGTTATGGACAATGTGTTCAATGTAATTGATACCAGTCCAGATGTGCCTATGCTAATCAAAAGCACAATTAGTATAGAAGGGTGGCGTATGTTAATAGATGCATTTCCTAATAGAAAAATAGCATTTAGTCCTGAATTTTTAAGAGAAGCGTCTTGGTTAGAAGATATAATGAATTTACAAACTCTTTTAGTAGGAGGCAAAAGCACAAATATATGGGCAAACATATTTGATATTAGAACAGAAGTAAGTGATGCCGAAGCGTTAATACTAACCAAGTATACAAGAAATAGTTTCTTAGCACTAAAAGTTAGTTTTTTTAATCAAATACATGATCTATGTAAAGAGTTAGGTGTAAATTACAACGCAGTTGCACATTATACAGGAATGGATCCCCGTATTACAGAAAGTCATACTAAAATAACAGAAGCTCGTGGCTTCGGCGGACATTGTTTCCCTAAAGATACTTCAGCACTTACAACAACAGCCCAACGCAATAACGTTGAGCTGAGTATCCTTGAACAAGCTATCTTGTATAATAAAAAGATACGCAAAGACTAGCGATGTTGCGGAAACTCTTTTCCTCTAGAAAACATATCTAACGAAGTAATATAATGATCGATTGAATGATCACTGAATGCATCAATTTGTCCGTGTCTAAGTCCAAACCATCTGCCACGCATTTTGTCTTTAACCCGTTGCCAGCCTGTAATATTACGAACATTGCCAAATGCATTTATATAATGTTCTTGACCGTGATGTTTATATCCCATCCAATTGTAAGGAACAGTAGTAACAATGTCGTTGTTGTTTTTCCAACGATGGTGTACGACACCTAAATGTACAACGTAACCTCTCCAACCTACTCTAGGAGAACCGTATGTATAAAGTTCTTGTGGGTTAGGTATCTTTGTGTTATAATGACAGCGACTGGCCATTATAGTTGCCATTGCGGCACCTAATGAATGTCCACAAAACCAAAGCCTTTGCTTAGGTTGTTTACTCATTAAGTCTGCCATTATATTAGGCCACAGCTCGTCAACTTCCGCTTTGAAGCCGCTATGCACTCTACTAACTGTTTCAGCAACCACAGGCATAGCTTTAAGATCTGCACTAATGTCATTAAATTGTGTAGGTTCAGTGCCACGACATGCAATAACAACATCGCTTTTGTTCATAAACCTATATGCTTGCGCACCTTTTTTATTGTAAAATTCTACTTCTGTAAAACCTAATTTTTCCGCTTGCTTTTTGGCTTGCTTTATGTTATAATAAGCAATCTTAGATAGTTTAGCAAACAAAAGAGAACGTTGACCAAAGGATAGAGTTTTTATTACCAATTTACATACTCCTCATTACTAGCAATATTTATATACGCTAGGTAATAAATACACTATAGGATAGTAATATGAAAAAACGTACAAGAAGTATATTAGATGAGTTGAACAGTGTCCATGGAAACAAGGACAGTGATCACTTCATTGATTCTACAGCTAATAACATTATTGAAAGTTCAATTAATCTATTAAGCCGTATTCATAATATGTATGATGATGAAACCGCATATGAATTAGAGAGACGTTTTATTAATTCTATTCGTACAGGAGATCCTAGAAAGTTCAAAAGATCAATCACTAAAATAATAGAGAGTAAGAAAAATGACAATTTTATCTGAAGGCGGAAATATATTCGCAGGTACTACAGACTTTGATCACAAAATAATTCCTAGTATGATGAAACAGGTAAACAGTGTTATGACTAAAACAGGTGTAAAGGCACTGCCCATTGGCTCAGGCGCAACACCTACTCCGGGAAAGATGTCAGGTGATTTAGATATGATTGCAGACGCAGGACAGATTAGAGATCACTTTAAGGTTGCTAACAACAAAGACGCAAAAATTGAACTAGAAAAACTTTTTCAACAAGCAGGGTTTGAAACAAAAAAGACAGGACAAATTGTTCACGTTAAAACAAACGTAGACGGAGCTGCACAGCAAGTAGACATTATGGTAGTTGACGGCGGCGAAACAGCACAAAAGTTTCATGTACACGACTTACCTACTGGATCACCATACAAAGGCATCCACAAACAAATGATGGTAGCTGACCTAGCAAAAGCAACAACAACTGACCAACATCCTAATGGATTCAAATGGAGCCCATACAAAGGATTAGTTGATAGGGAAACAAATGAACTTGTCTCAAGTAATTTAGATGAGATTGCAAAGATACTACTTAATCCAAACGCTAAAGGAAGTGACTTAGGCTCAGTAGAGAGTATTGTCAAAGCAAATCCTGATGCAAAAAAGATTGTCACTAGATACGAAACTGATCCTACAGCTAATCCTAACTGGAATGATAAAAAGATACAACCAAAAGAAAGTTTAGCTGATCGTCAGCTGAATAGAATTGTTACACTTGCGAGTACATTAGTTAGATGAGATTTACTGAGTTTAAAACATACCTCACTGAAGCTGCTAAGGTTGGACGCGAGTATCAACATTTAGAAGACCTTGTATTTGTCAAAGGTAGTAAAGGTGCTCAAGAAGCAGCAGACATCTTAGACAAACTAGGAACTGACAGTGGTGATGTTGCAATTAAGTGGGACGGCAATCCTACTATCTACTGGGGACGCGAACCTAACGGTGAGTTTGTTCTAGTAGGTAAGAACGGTTGGGGACGTAACAAAAGCACAAGTTCAAAAGACCTATCACGGTTTATACAAAATTCAGGCAAAGGTGTAGAAGAAGAACCTTGGCGCAAAGACTTTGGCGAAGAGATGGCAGAAGTATTTGAACTAATGAAGTCTGCAACTCCACCTAGCTTTCGTGGATATGTTTACGGAGACTTATTATACAGTCCACGCAAACCATTTACAGCAACCAAAGGCGCTGTAGAATTTGAACCAAATCTAGTCAAGTACACAGTTGACACGAATGGCCAACTCGGCGGGCGCATAGCGAACTCAAAAGTTGGTGTAGTAGTTCACACAAAACTTGAAGAGTTTGGTTCAAAGACT